AATCCAGTAGATCTTTTTTCCCATGCCTTATTTATCTCTGGTGTCTGACCAGCAGACCAATTATTATTAAGTAGGTCTATTACTGTCGTTGCTGCATCATATTGAAAAGAACTCAAAATTTACCACTCTCATATTCCCATGTCTGTGTCCATTTAAATTTAACATTAACCCATTTTTCGTTTTTACTGAAAGTTCCTTTTTTTGGTCTCATTTTATGTGTTATCATATGCCATTCATGATCAGTTAATTCTGCTGGTTTTCTTCCTACATACCATATTTTTCTTGCAACTCTAAAGGATATAGAATCTATTAAATCTTTTTTTTGTGTATCTGTAATTGTTTGAACTTCAGTTCCTCTCCACATATTATACTCTTGTACCCAATTTTTCACTTTTGATTTTTCTACCCACTCTGCTATTCTATACATATCAACTCTAGTTTGAGGCATTATATAATTTCTATAATGTTCTGGTAATTTTTCTTCTGGGAATTGACCACTTTTTTTAGATATTGCAACATCTGGAGGTTCATCATATATGTTTTCTTTTGGTTTAAACATTGCTTCTAATCTATCAGCAAGTTCTAATAAACCAGATACATCATTTAATTGAACGTCATCTACACCAGTTGGTGTATTTATTTTTAATTTATTACCTTTTCTTCTTGCAGAAAAACCTCTGTCTCTTAATAACCTTGCTGACTTTGTCAGAAAATACTGTTGAAAATTCATTATGCTACCGTAAATATTTCCCTACGGTTTTCAATACACCTTTCGATATCATCTTCCCATTTTTGTTTAGTTTCAGATGTATTAGTCATACCACCAGTAGGAAGTTCGTCCATTCTGAAACTTGTATTCATGATTTCTGTACAAGTCATTTTAATTATTACATCTGTGATATCTGATGGTATCTCTGAATCACCTGCAAAGTTTTCTCCACCGTATCTATAAGTTACTCTTACTCTGTTTTTTCTAAGTATTGAAAATATGTATCCTCTGAGATATACAGTTCCTCTTTCATATTCTGCATCGTACCATTGAGAATTACCTAAAACATTTTCCCAAGTTGCACTAGCACCCTGCCAAATTTCTATTTTATCACCAGCACTTGTATCAAATTCATAAATATTTCTATGTTTTAAAAATATTGGAGTACCCCATCCATAACTGTACAATAATGGTAAATCATGAATTTCTCTTGTAATCTTTTTTGATCTCCAAGCATGTCCAACTCTTCTATCAAATTCATCTTCTTTTCTATTAATTATTTTTTCAACTTGCGCTTTATTAGGAGTTGTATTCGCTGTTATAGGAACCCTTAAATAGTCAGAAATATCCCCTACAGTACAATATGTTGTTGCCATATATAGACTAATTACTCTTCGTATTTAAATTTACTTAAATACAACTGTGTATTCAGCGTTGCCAGTAATATCTGCAAATATACCATCTTCAAATCTTCTGTTAATTCCTACATATGTTCCTTGATTTTCAGAGAAAATAGTAAATTCGGTTGTACCACTACCAGATGTGCCATTTTTAAATATACATTTTGAACCAGATGAACCAGTTTTAGAAACATATACATTTACTATAACACCATGAGCAGCTTTAACTACAGTGTCAGCGTTAAAAGATACTACATTGTGGTTATATTCTACCATGATTTATAACATAATTACGAATATATAAGGATTATGCCTCAAAAAGAAAAAAAAGTCGGCTATTTTGGACTCTAGTAGCCTATGACTAGAAACTCAAACACTTTTGATTGTGTTGTTGTTGAGCTGTTTGCTAATTCTACGAAAGCTGCACCTGCTGAGCCACCAACTGTATAGAGTTTAATCTTTTCATTGGCTTTGTCATATTCTACCTTGTGAAGTGAATCCGTGAAAGTTGGGATTACTGCAACGAGTGTAGAGATTCTTCCCTCTTTAAGGTCAGCTGCCACTCCGTTGGTCGCATAGTTATCAGAGCCACCGAAGGTAACTTTGACAGCATATACTCGCAACTTTGATGTTAAAGCTGCTTGCCATGAGAGTGTTTTTCTCACGTTAGCGTTTGTCCAATCGGATGTACTGATTGTTAATGCCATATAAAAGTGTAGTATCTACCTATATATAAAGATTAAAAAAAAGAAAAGGATGGTTTGACTAGAGTTTAATATCTCTAATTTTACCTTGAGATTTGAAGTGTCTACAGACAGTTTCACCCATAGTTCTGTATACGCCTTTCTCAACAAATGCATTGTTGACAAATGGATATGCAGGGGTTCTTCTTGTTGCTTCGTAGTATTCAGTTGGAATTGCTATTTGGATTCCGATTCTTGGATATCCATAACCCTCAGCATCTGATGTGTCCAATGCAAATAATCTACCGATCTCTGCTGAGTCGCTAGCATTGCTTGGTGCATCCTTGCTTGGGATGAATGGGATTCCATAAATGGAGTCTACATGAATTCCTACACCTGTTCCTCGGAATGTTTGAATTCCGTTTACGTCGACTTGAACTAATGCTTCACCGTATGGGTTTGGAATACGGACTGAAGGCATGTATAAGCCTTGTATCTCGGAATAAACTTCGTGGGAACCTAGGAATACGTTTGGATCTTTACCTGCTGCAATACGGATCTTTCGTAAGAAAGTACGTAATGTATCGTCAGTAAGGACACCGTTAGTACCAATGGTACCTGAAGCAGATTCTACAGTACTATCAAAGTCAGTACCTGAGTCTCTGTCTATTGTTGCGTTAGCAGCCCAACAATCATAGTAACCACTATGTGAACCACCTAATGCATCTTCTTCAGCATCGCTGGAGATGATACGATCTAGTGTTTCAAAGTCGGTTGTACCAGTGTTATTGCCGGATGCGCCTGCAGCTTCAGCTTCAACATCTGCTAAAAGCATTCTATTAAGGAACTCTTTGTGTTGTACAGCCATATACAATCGGAGTGAACCAAGTCCTCCCCAAATGTCGTCTTTAGAGTGTGTTGCCAGCCATTCCATTACTTCAGATGCTGAGAAAGGCAGTTGTGCTGTCTTTGGTCTAACATCAATTTCTTGGAGTGTTGGTTTTACAGTCTCTGCTATTTGTCCACCCTCTGCAGTACCACCTAAGGTAGTGTTACCGTTAGTAGTGTTGAGAGTTGGTTTTGCTGTAATTACACGCCATCCAGATTTATCCCAAGGGTACTTAGGTAAAATGCCGAAGGCGTTCGCTTCCAAGTTCAACTGTGCCCATGCATAAGCTCCAAATACGGCATTAAATGTGCCTGCAGTTGAAGTTGTGATTGGTGCGTCAGCTTTCCTTACAAGGTTTCTGTTGTGTCCATAGTAGAGTGCTTCAAGCTCATCGATTGTTTTCACTTGAACCATTTTAATATGCTCCTACTTCGTCTTCCGAAGGTGTGTAATACTTTCCACCGAGAATGTCACGAGCTACCTGTGCTAATCCTTCTGCTCCACCAGCTCTTGCATCTTTCAAAATCATTGACTCATCTTTAAAGGATTTGTCAACACTTTCTAATGCTGCATTAGGTCGTGGGGTTTCGGTTGTGAAGGTGTGTTCGGATTTCTCAATTAAATTTGTATCGTCTGATTTTTGTTGCATTTTCAATCCACCTTTGTCTGATGAAGGTTTCTTGTCTCCAGATCTATCGTCATCTAATCCAGCTTGTCTGGAGTTTGATTGATATGTATCTGGTACAGTAACCTTTGCACCTACGTCGTCACTTGCTGCTGTTCCTTTTGGGGAAAGTGGCAAGTCAGTTGGTGTTTCCATAGCTTTCAATCTTGTATCTAAGTCACCCAAAGTATCTAATGTAGATTTTTGAGTTTCTGCGAGAGATTGAACTACTTCTGTCAATGTATCAAAACCTGATTTTACAGATTCTTGGAAAGATTTTTCTACTACATCATTGTCTGATTTTGCTACTTCAGATTGCTCTGATTTAGCAACTTCTTCAATATGTTCGTTAGAATTTTCTTCGTTGACCATGTCGTTAACTAAAACTATATATAAAGGGTATATAAAGATTTCGTTAATCCTTATTTACAGTGGTTTCTTTGTTTTGTGCACCTAATGCACTAACTAATTTCTCTTTTGGTGCTGCTTGACCACCTAGTTGATTATTACCATCTTCTGTTTGATAGCCTGATTTTTCAACATCGTCTTCAGGTTCTGATGTTACAGCACTTGCAACAGTTTGTGCTACTGCTCTACCTGCACCTGCTAATAATGCACCAACTACCTTATTTACTGCTGCATCTGAAAAAGAACGTTTTACTTGTTTTTTATCACTGTTTAATGGATTATTTACACCTTCTGTATCTGTTGTAATTAGGCTATTTTCACCACTACCTTGCTTATGTGCATCTGAAGCACCTAACATTCTACTTCCAAGTGCAGTACCTGTTGATGATGGAGAATCATTTTTACCTATACCACCTTCTATTTTTGGTATTTTTGTATCAACACCGTCTTTTATTTCACCTATTTTATTGTCTGTTTTAATTGGTTTTACAGTTTTACCCATACCTCCAGCATCTACTGTTTGTGATGCTGTTGCTGGTACAATATCTGCGTTTGACAAATCTTCACCTTTTTTCATTGGATGTATTTTATCAAATTTTTTTGCAGATTCTACCATATCAAGCTCAGCTAGCTGTTCAGATTCTGTCTCATTTCTATTAAATTTACCCTCTTGATCATCTATAATTTCACTGTCAGTTAGTGGTTCTTTTTTATTTACATAACAGCCAAATTTGTCACATTTTATGATTTCTTTACCATCACCTCTAGGAACTGATGGAACCATTGCTTTTGCTAATGGATTATGATCTGTGATTAATGCTAATGGTACTGCTGGGTCTTTACAGACTGCTACCTCATAATGTTCTAAATCTGTCAATGCATATGCTACATCTCCATCTTTCATTACTTTAGGTGTTCTATCTGCTTTAGTTGCTCCACCAAATGATAGTCCTTTGTATTCACCAGATTTTATCTTTTCCCAAATATCTGTATCTAATTCATAATTTTTATGTATTTTACCAGTTAGTTTAATTGCTGGATATGTTACACCGTCATGTTCAAATGTTGTTTTCATAAAGTTAATTCCTTTACCTACAACTCTGTTAGAATGTGTATCTGTGATAGGTGCTCCTCTATCCATCCATAATGGTAATACTTTGTATAACTCATCTACTATGGTAATTTCACCCTGTTTATCTTTCATTTCAACTGTTAGAAAACCTTCAAAGAATCTATTATCATTAGTAGAATCTAATATTGTCATTGATTTGGTTAGTAATTTTCCAACTCTTTCCATTATATATAATAAAATGTTCTTATATTTAAGTTTAAAAAAGGTGAAATGGTTGGCTTATTCAGCCAAAACATAGCCATTTACTCTTTCTTTGCTTTTGAAACTGCAAAGTCAGCTGCAAAACCAGTTGTTAAACCGATTAATCCTAGACCTACTAAACCTACACCTTCAGCTACAACCGTTTGTGCGATTGCTATTGCTGCGAATGTAGATATAATTAGTCCACCTGCTAACTTTCTTGCTGAGTAAGGCTCTTCAGAGTGTAAATATCCTCTTAGGGTATTTAGACCTGCACCAACGACTGCAGCAGCTACAGTTACTAATACTGGATCTACCATAGAGAATTGCGCTATCTACCATTATATAAAGTTATTTGTCCCCTAACACTTTACCTACTAGGTCTTCTAGGTCAGAATCTGCTTCTTGATGAAGCCTATTAGATTGTCTGTCTAGGGCAGAAGCCAAAATAATGAGGGCTTTTTGGAGGTGTTCAACCTTTAGGCATAAATCTTTTTGTGTAGCAGATAATTTCCTAAAGTAAGCAATTAATGCTCCACCACTTCCAATTACCAGTCCTATAACTATTTCAGAGAATAGTGTATCTATTATTTCGAACATATTAAATACAGGTCTAACAACTATTTAAACTTTCGAAATTGGTATTAAGAATCCGTCTTCTATCATGTTTAACACCAATTCAGGTTCTTCATGAAAAAGATTTAAAACTTTTTCGGATACATTTTCACAATCTATATTTCCACATTTATAACATATGTAAACTATTATATTATCAGATGAATAACCATATTGTATACTACCACATGGACACCTTAAATCCCCTTCTTCCATGTCTATAAATCAAAACCTTTATTAATAAAGATAACCATCCAGAAGGTATGGGTATTTCTGTACATGTATATGACTCTATAGATGAATATGTTAAAAGAAATGGTCGTTTAGTTTCAGATAAATCAGAAATAAATGATGCATCAATATCATTAAAAGATATATGGGTTACACAAGATGAAAAACTTAGAGTTGTATTGGACTGTGAAAAGTTTTATGAACGTCCAGACACATCAAGATCAATAAGTTGCTTTCAAAGAAACAATATAAAC